GCCGCCATTTGAATCAAGTCGATACAAAAGCCCGCCAAAACCGGGATATGAATTACCTTGAGCCTGAGGCGCTCCACCGCCTCCACCGAAAGCAGTAGTCCCACCTGTGTAAGGGTCAGTAATCGTAGCGCCAGTCATGTAATTGTTGGTTTGCCCAGCAGAACCTTTCCTTTTTACAGTCCAAGACTGCGCTGTTTGAGTAGTACCAGTTCCACCACCAGACGCTCCCGAAAGAGTGGCACCACCACCGCCACCGCCGGCACCCTGATTATTTATTGTTGGATAACCCCAATCCACGAAACCCGTAGCACCATTAACTCCCTCTACAGGAGAGTAACTGCCTTGGTTACCTGCGCCACCTGCGGCTCCTTGATGACTTCTGGAAGTTCCACCGCCTCCACCAGCACCACCAGTCGCACCAACTTGGTATCCATAAGAAGGGTAACCTATTCCCGGGTTACGGTTACCGCCCCCACCTCCACCTGTCGTTGTATTGCTTGAAAAGGTAGTGTTACCTCCCGAACCAGATGTAGTTACATTCCAAGCGGCAGTACCGCCTGCTCCGATAGTAACTGTGTGAGCCGCAATGCTTAAAGTTTGGCTAGTGAACACACGAACACCACCGCCACCTCCTCCGCCACCCATACAGTCGTCAGTAGTTCCTCCAGCACCTCCACCTGCGACAATCATATAATCGAAAGTAAGACTGTTCGGATTAGTCAAAATAGTAAACGAGCCTGAACCTGTCCATGTCAAAGACGAATAAGTGGTGTGAGTACGAAGAACAGGTGACCCACTAGTCGAGTAGGTCATAAGAGCTGACGCACCTGATTCTTGTATCGACCCTATAATAAGTGGATTAAAAGTCATTTTAAGCCCCCTTTATTAAGCTAGCTTACCAATAAGTGTCCAAGCATCAGTAGCAGTTTTAATCAAACATGCAGAAGCGTACTGCCCGTCGATCTCTTTCGAAGAATCAACAGACGTTATCGTCACACCCGACCCTTGAGCCAAAGTGCAGTTAGCTGAACCAATGTTCTGAACAATGATCTGAGTACCTATTGCGTAAGCCACTGAAGAATTTGGTGGCACTGTGAATGTTTGTGCGGAACCGTTAGAAGAAGTAACGAGTTTTCCAGCGTCGCCGATTACGAAAGTGTACGTGGTGCCTGTCTGGTTATTAAAAGCTATAGGAGCTACTACACTCCCGCCGACAATACCACCTGTCACAGTAAGATCGTCAGCCATAGTGACATTACCGTCAGCTACCGCCAACGCTGTTTGGGCATTAGTTCCTGTTATTGTCAGAGATTCCGCTGAGGAATCCCAGACGAGAGCGTCACCCGCTGTGTCTGAGTGGAAAGTTACGTCCCCACCATTACCATCGCTACCAATAGTTAAACCTGTTAAAGCCCCAACAGAAGTGATAGCGCTTTGTGCAGCACCTGTAACAGTCGCCGCTGTACCAGAAGCATTACCTGTGACATTACCTGTCAAAGCACCAGCGAAAGCAGTAGCGGTTAATGTTCCAGTGCCAGCGTTGTAAGTTACACCTCCATCGGTCTTAGCCCCTAGTGAACCTGTAGCTGATTCAAAGAGAGCCACACTGCATGAGGTGTCAGTGGTATCAGCAACAGTGACTGTAGTACTGTTTGTAGCTGTGGCAGAGTTGCCTGTACAGGAACCAGCCGAACCTGAAGCATTACCAGTAACATTACCAGTAAGCGGTCCAGCGAACCCTGTCGCTGTTAAAACCCCAGTGCCAGCATTGTATGTGGCACCACCATCAGTCTTAGGAGCAAGATCACCAGTAGCATCTTCAAACAAAGCTACTGAACACGTAGTGTCAGTAGTGTCAGCTACCGTAATTACTGTAGGAGTACTAGAAGGGGCAGCAGCCCATTCAGTGTCCCCATCTGCTTGCTTTACAAGTACATGGTTAGTCGAAGCAGTGGCAGCCGTTGTAGCTCCGACACCAAGTTTCGTTTCCAACGCAATAATAGCGCCAGAAGCATTTGTATGAACTTCGTCATGCAAAAAACCGGCATCATCCATTTCTGTAGATGCTGTCGGTGACGGCTGTTGAGTAGAGGTGTCAAGAGATGAAGGATAATTAGTAGCCATATTAGGACACCGTTATTGTTACTGTTAGTGTCCAACTTGATCCTGAAGCCTTTGTTCCTAAAGAAGCTACCTTTCTATTCAGGTTCGTTGAACTATTGGAATTGCCATTAGCAATAGACCATTCATTCCAAGCGAAGTTACCATCGCTTGATCCCCAAATTGAACGCCAAGTCACTGTCTGACCAGAGCGAGAAGGGTACGAGGATTCCATAGCCTTATACGATTTATTAGAAGAAGCCTGCAAACCTGTTTGTGCGGCGGCTGGGGAGGCACTACTGTCTCCCACACCTATATAACTATTTCCATTATTGAAAGCGGTTCCACCTGCTCCGATTAAGAGATCTAAGAGAAGGTTAATGCCCTCATTTAGAAGAAGGTTATCTTCAAGAGAGGTAACATCATCTGCAGGTTTACCTGCAAGAAAGTCCTCTTCCTTCTCCCATTTATCTACTGTCGCAAGAACATTCCATGTCTTGCTGTTTAATGTGTCTGATGACATATAAACCTTTCCTATATCCACCCATCAGCTTGGGACACCCGACCTAAGTCGGATGCCCCTAGCCTATGGTGGACCGCCTAAGCGGTAGTTGAATCAGTTACCTGATTATGGGTGGTGCGGACTTTGATAGTCACACCCACGTTGCCAGAACCTGTGTGGTCCATAACTGCCCTCATGTACGGCTTGTACACATGGGCTGCCATACGGCGTGTTGTGTCATCATCAGAAGCTCCAACAGTATCGAAACGTCCGTAAGAAACTGTGTTAGTTCCACTTCCGTCATCAGCACCTTGAATCTCAACATCGAATCCTGTTACAGATCCTCCGATGGTTCCAAGAGCCATTTCAACTTGAACGTCACAAGGACGATCAACCTGAACCCATGATCCTGTTGTATCTGAAGTCACATTGCCTGTGGCTTGTAATGTAGGTGCATTGGCATCATTTATTATGGTGCCGGGTCCTACTGTTCTTGTTGCTTGTGCCATTATTATCAGCCTCCTTAAGCGTTTACGCCAGCTAGACGACAAACTGAGAAACTGTTAGCCACAACGATGCCGGGGTAGACTTCAACACGACCAAGGTGACCGGGAGCCGCCTCTGTTTCGCCGAAATCTACGACATCGAATGATCCGCCAAGACCAAGAATACCGTAGACGTTTTCATCTGTTCCAAAAGCCATTGCATAAATGGAAGATGATGCGTTTTGATTTCCTTGAGTCTCGTCATGACCAAGAATGGCTGTGCCACTCGAGTCATCGCCAACAATACGGATAGGAACACCGTTGTAGATATTAACTTGTCTACCGAACGAGTCTGTTCCTACGTCAATAAGGCTCACACCTGAGTAGGTGCTACGAGCCAAGCTGTTGATCTTGCGTCTATTGACACGGTTCATCAACAAAACATCAGGACTTGATTGCGAACGCAACGAGTCGAATGTTTGATCGAGCATGTCCAATGTCAGCGTAGCACCGTTAGTGCCTGCTGATATTGTCTGCCCTAGACCCTCTGAAATGAGGGAGTTGATACCCTTGAAATCCTTTGCAGTTCCTGTGCCGTCAAAGAAATACTTGTCGAATACTCGTGACATCGCTTTAGCGAATTTTGAGTACTGACGAGCTTTAGCTGATATTTGGTCAGCCTGAACTCGGACAATGTAATTATCTATGAATACCTCGCCACCAAGAATTGAGCAACCGAAGAAACGCTCGGTGTCAGTTCCATGTGAACGAGTGTAAGATTCATTGACATCACGGAAAGCAGGGGTTGGAAGGGTATCCTCAACGCTTACCTTGAGGGCGTTGCCAGTAATGCTCGTAAATGGGAGCATTTCAAGGATCGGTGACTCTTGGATTAGTGTTGAAACAACACCACGACCAAGAGTGGTCGAACCATATTTGGCTGCCTCAAGAAGCGAAAGGCTTCCTGTAGCCATTTTTTTCTCCTTAGTAGGTAGTCAGTAGTAGGTTTACTGCTTGCCTCTGAGGGCTGCATCAATAGCATCTAAGCCCATTAAATCTGTCGTATCATTCACTGGGGTGGCATTGCCACCTATCGCAGAGACTGTACGAGTTCTCTGATGTGCCGCTACGTCTTGTTTAGCAGGAGTTTGTGTGGGAGTAAGGAAGTCATTGACTGCCTTATCCAACTCATCTCCTACATACCCTTTTCTAGCAAGCATGTCCTTAGCAAGATCGACCTGTTGGTTTGTCCGTTCCTCTTGGATCAGACTTGCCTTTTCAGTCATTTCACTAAGGTTGACATCTAGTAGATCATCGACTTTAACTAAGCTGTATCCATTCTCTGCAATCACCTCTTGGGCTTTCAGGTTGGATAATTCAGTAGTTAATTGCCTATTTTCACTAATTGTCTCCTCCAGCTTTCGCCGAAGGGTTGATCCTGTCTCTTCGGTGACTTCATCGTCATCGTAATCATCCATGATCTTCTCCTACGCTCGGTGTTACCTACGCTCAATGATTCCGAGGTAAATCATCGAGGAATGGTTCACTACCTCTCCCAAAAAGTGTTTACTAATACGAGAGAGAACGACCTGTTTGTGTAAATCTTGTGCCTTCTTGACCCATTTGGAACCCACCAGCACGTTGTCCAAGCGCTCTTTCTGCCTGTTGAGCGTAATGAATCTCTTTACCTTTGCCTAAAAGTTCCTGATCTAAAAGCTCTCTGCCAAAATCTGCACCACGATTAACCCTGTTCAACATTCCACTCAAAGCAGAACCTTTTTCACCTAGTCTGGAATATGCAGTAGTCAATTTTGCTGAGTCAATACCAGCTTGACGGAACTCTTCTAAACGTGCCTTGTCAGGAATAGCAAAGCCAGCTTGTGTAGCTGCTGATCCCATGACTGCATACTCAAAAGCTCTAGTTAATTCTGGCAACTGCATAGTTCTGGTAT